CATAGGTAAAGTGCTGTGCCTTATACTCATAAAACGTAGAGGTCATCATATCTTGGATACGTGAGTTCTCCGCATAAGTCTTCTCTGCAAAGATAAATGCACCGCCTTCGTTCAGACCCTCATAGATGTTCTCTAGAACTCTTTGCCTCCACAATGGCTGCATGAACTGCAACGTAAAGATAGAGGTTACCAGAGAACAGTTCTCGAATGAGTGGTGGATTATGTTCTTGTTTTGGAAACAGACATGATGACCACCTTCGTTAAGTCTTGTCTGTCGCGCAGTCATATCTTCTTGAAACACTTCAGCATACTCAACACCACAGTAATGTGCGTTAGGAGAAGTGATATGATTCTGTTCAATCATTGCTTCGATAGTCTTACCAGTACTACAGCCGATGTCGACCACCTTGGTATCGTTCTCTACAAAGTAACGTGATAGGTTTACCACGTCATCATGGAGCGTGGAGTAGTGACGAATCGAAGCATCGATGTGATTATCGAAACCTTCTTCGCGGTGACCGAATGTAAAATCTCTATGGGTGGTGCGTTCTCTATCTTTCATTATATACCTTCAATACATTATCATAGACCGACTCTGCGATCTGTTTCATCATTAATGGCGGTACCATACGACCAACACGTTCTGCCTTTTGGTTCCACTTACCCGTGAGTTTAAAATCATCAGGAAGTGACATTATACGCTTTAATTCACCTAGTGTCAACTTTCTTGGGTCACTCCAATGGAATGCACCAGCAGTCGTGTCACCGTTACCCATCGCAGTCAATGTAGGTGCAGGGGCTTCCAGAGAAACTCGCTTGAGGTTGAAGTGGTGACCCTTGGGGTGATAATCTCCACCAGTCAAGACCTTATCAGGGAACCTTGGCATTAGAGATCCCGTGTCTTTCCAGTAGGCGGTTCTCTCGAACTTCTCGGTCAGGTATTTGACTTCTTCGTCATCATACTCTAGATCAACCAACGCATCTTTCAAAGGAATGGCGGTGCGAGAAGGTTCTGGAAACAAGTGATTCATAGTCAGGAAGTTTAACCCAACTTCGTCTGCAACATCTTGACGAACCGCAATGAAGATTACACGAGAACGAGTCTGGGAGACACCATAGTAACGAGAATCCATAACCTCAGAGACAACCTCATACCCAATGTTCTCGAACTCATTCAGGATACGGTTGTAGTATTCTTTTGCCTCACCAATGGTCAGACCCTTAACGTTCTCTGCGATAATTACCTTGGGGGAGATTTCTTTGGCTACACGCAAGAACTCAAAGAACAAGTCTTCGATGTTTTCTACGACCTTGCCGTCAGAATAAGATTTGGTTTGTCCCCAACCATCAGAGTGTTTACCATCAGATGAGTGAGAGAGTTTGCCTGCAACAGAGAATGCAGAACAAGGAGGAGAACCATCGAGGATGTCTAACTCACCTTTCTTGAGACCAGTGAGATCTAGGAAGTCTTGACCAGATAGTTCTTTAATATCGTCAGGAACGATAGGAGTGTCAGGATAGTTCTCTTTATAGGTAACTCGTGCTTCTTCGACAAACTCATTGATTGCGAGAATGTCTGCGCCAGCGAGACGGTAACCAGTAGATGAACCACCACCACCAGCAAACGTGCTGATTACTTTGAATTTCTTCTGAGATGCCGCGTCATAGACATCTTGTAGATTATATGGTTGATACGTCATATTACACCTTTCACTATTTAATGGACAGTATACATTATATAGCACTGTGTGTCAACCCCCTAATCAATAATTTTAAAGAAATTGTGGCGAGTCCAAGGCTCTTCTTGTTTTTTATCTGAATACCCATGATGATCCTGTGTCACCGAAAGTTTCTTCGATATTACCTGAGTAGTAGGTGTGGGAATACCAGTCTTGTGTCTATCTCGTCTATTGAAGTAAACTCCAATGTCACGTCCTACGCCTATTGTATCACATTCATTCCAAGGATGCAAGGCAGTATTACGAATTCCGTAATAATCTATTTCTGGTAGTTCTAGGTGTTTGGTGGTAAACGTTCTGAAAAGACGTTGGAGAACACAGTACGGGCCACAGTTGATAGGGAAATCCTTCTGTGTCAACATGTAATGACTCCAGTGTGCAAAAGACTTGTCCATGCAATACATACCCATGAATAGTCCGATGTTTGCATAGAGAGTGTTGTCTGCGTACTCAGAGAGAAGTTTAAACGCTTCGTAACGTTCTTCTATCAACCAAGTGTCATGTTCCATAATCCAGAACTTCTCGTCAGACTCTCCCTGCTGACGCATAAGTTCCCAGTGAGAGCACATACCAGCCTTCTCTGTGGGAGAGTGGTCTTCTTTAGAATTTTTAGAATTGATATCTAGGGTCATCAAACTTTTTGACCAGACGTACTTATCTACGTGGTCTTGGAAGTCTTCTGATTGGGGAGTGATCGCATCGAAGGTTTCGATGGAGTCGAGGTAACCATCATCAATGGCACGTTGGAAGGAACGCCGAGAGAGATAGGCATACTCCTCAGACCGTTCATCACCTTTCATTACAATTTGTATTGCTTTCATATAACTCACAAAAAAAGGGGGATTTGACTCCCCCTTATGTATTCACACCATTGCTGATATGCAAAGTACTACAGTCCAGATACATACTAGATTGATACTCAGAAGACCAATTCTCTCTAGGTCTTCGGCATCTCTCTTAGCCATGTATGCTCTTATCTGTCGCATTTATTGTCTCCTCGTTTAATAGTTGTGGATCTAATTTTTTAGACCCATTGATTTCAACTTTACGAGGCCGCTGACTTTCAGGTATTATGACTCCCAAATTAATGGCAAGTAGTCCTTGACTGAAATCAGCTCCCATTACTTCAACATACTCCGACAGCCTAAATTGCCGCTCGAACTGTTTAGTAGATATCCCTTTGTGGATATACTCTCTTCCGTTATCTTTGTGCTGCCCTCGAATGGTCAGTGTTCGGTTCTTTACTTCGATTTCTAATTCATCCTCGCTGAAACCAGCGATCGCGAGTTCGATTAGGTATTGATCCTCCCCCGTCTTTAATATATTATGCGGAGGGAATATATCACTCGAGCGCCTTGAGATACGGTCTAATTCATCGATCATGGTATCAAAACCGACAAATGCCGAACGCGGAAATAATTGTTTTGCTGTTAATGTCATGCTGTTAACTCCTAAATTAGTTAGCAAGTTTAAGATGGATGCCCGACCATCGGCACATCCGGTACTATTTATATAAGTTATAACTTCGAAAAACAAAATGATTAAAAATCATATCACTTTTCAGGGGTATCTTCAGTATCAATATTAATTATAGGCACTGAAGTATCAACCGACAAGATTCTTTCATTCTCTATCATGTCGATTACTTCTAACGTAAGCTCAATATCTCTCTGTATGAAAGATATCTTACTCTCACACTCCTTGAGATGATTACGATAAAATTCTAATTCTTTTTCTTTTGTTACTTTTTTATTACTTATCTCGACAAGAGATACTACATTATTCTTATTGCCAGACATAGACTGTCCTTAGTAATATATTGAGGGATCTGGTGACCCTTCTACTCCAAATGAGAAAGAAACACGAGACTCTCTTGGGAATACTTGGTGGTGCGTTCCACGGGGCAAGTACGCATACATGCCTGGCTCGAAGTCGAAAGGTTCGTTATTGTCGATACCTTCCACCTTTAAACCTACAGTGGAGATAACCTGTACCAAGAACACGTCCATAGAATCTTTGTGCCAAGGATATGATCCACTTGCACGTCCGAAACCGCTGAACGCGATATTAGTGATTTTGCTTTCATGTAACGTAAAGACTTCTTGCATCTCTTCATAAATTCTTCGTGCAAAGTCCGGTGCACTACCGCGACTGTGAAAAGAGTTTAGTCCAATACGCATTTTGTCCGAATTACGGTCGTAAAGGTCGTTCGGGTGAGAATCCATCATAGTCATAAATTCATTCCAGTTATAAGTCGACCCCATATCAAATGGCAGCCGACCTATAAATGGTGTTTTAGTTCGTATGTTTTCTTCTCTATCCTCAAATATTCCATAATTATCTGACATACTACTTAGCTATTCCCAATATTATATTTTGGTTGTAGTGTCCATTCAGACTTATCTCGAAATGAGATAATTTTAATTTGTCTCATTGGAGCACAATCACGTGCAACTTCTTTATTCACGATTCCCACTAAACCCCAGTCTGCAAGCAGAGTGGCGATAGTGTTACGTCTTTCCATATCAGACGTTTCTAAGTTTGACTTCTTACCATCCAACAAGAATAGTTCTTTGAAATGGACGATAAAGTACCTACCCTGTTTATGCAAGATATGGCACGATTGGTATAGAGTATTGTCTCTCCGAGACGCTACACCTATACGGGTTAATGTTTCTCTGACTTTTAAAAAGTCATCTGGTTCCGACAGGCTGATTTCCAGCATCATATCAGAGTTCCATTGGACAAGATTATTCTCTTCCACCTTTTGCTACCTTTAGTTTGATAGTTTTTATTTGTGATTCCGTTAAGAGCCCTATGACTTGCTTCGCCTTTTGTTCACTGTAACCAAAATATTCCTTGATACATTCCATGTCGGCTCTTTGATCAGGTTTGTCCCATTTAGAGAATCGTTTCTTTTTCCGTATAATATTTATAAGAAAATCGTATTGCATCTTAGCATCTAAGTGATGTAATCTGTTCATTTCATTGGACATAAATACCGTGTCCGGAAAATAAGACAGAGACCTATTAATGACAAACCCGTTATAGTACTTGGTATTATCTTGGTTTTGGTCAATAAGATTAACTTTAGTATCATTTATACTTTTCAGAAAGTCAAATGGACTCACGCTTTAATCTCCACGTTCGCCATGACTTCTGTCATACATGCAACAAGATTTAGTTCGTGGTCTGCGACAAACGCATTCTTGTACTGGTAATCCGCGAGGATTAGTACCAGTTGAGGAATACTATTAGGCGCGACATAGTCGTACATCTTATCGTAGACTCCACGGAAGATTGACGCTGGTTCAACATCGATGTTGTTTACTACCCACGCTCGCATCTTCTTGAAGTTCTTCTCACGAATTGCACTGAACAATTGAGAGTAAGTATCGGAGATATCCGCACTTACACTATTAGATACATTGAGTGTTCCGGAGACAGAACCTTTCTGACATTCGTTCAGAACGCGTCTCCAATCTGGTGCATGTTTCATGATGATATTG